AAGAAGGTGAGTATGATACTGACGAGGTGGAAGAAGAGGAAGAGGTTGAGCAACCTGATATTTACACCGTCAAAGTAGACGGCGAAGAATATGAGGTCACGCAAGACGAGCTTCTGAATGGATACCAGCGCCAGCAGGCATACACCAAGCGCAGTCAAGAACTCGCAGAGCAACGAAAAGCGTTTGAAGCTGAAGCGCAACGAGTAGCTCAGATGAGGGATGCCTACGCACAGCAACTTGAACAGTTGTCTCAGTATAACCAGCAGATACTCGGTGAAGCCGAACCTGACTGGGATGCTTTAGCAAAAGAGTATTCGGCTGAGGAGTTGTTCCTGTACAAGACAAAACTTGACCAGCAAAAAGAACAGGCTCGTCAGGTGGAGGCAGAGAGACAGGTAATCGCTCAACAGCAGGCTCAGGAGCAACAGGCACAGATGCAACAGCATCTAGCCGCACAGAGGGAAGAAATGCTGAACCGCATCCCTCAGTGGCGCGATGAGGACACACGCACGAAGGAACGTCTTGAGGTTATCAAGTACGCCCAGCGGCGGGGATACTCAGAGCAAGAGTTAGCCAATGCGTCTGACGCACGGGCTATCGAAATACTGCACAAGGCTTGGCAGTGGGACAATCTTCAGGAGAAGAAACCCGCCGCGAAGAAGAAGGCAAGTAAAGCTCCAAGAATGGCTAAAGCTGGACAACCTAAGACAAAGGCTCAAGTAGCAAGTCGTCAAAAACAGCAGTCTCTGAAGAGGCTCAATAATGAGCGTTCTGTGGATGCGGCTGTTAATTACTTAATGGGTAACTAGCTAATAGAAGGAACTTGAGAAATGGCTACACATACCACCCAAACCGCTGTAGGTGAGCGCGAGCAACTTGCAGATGTCATCTATCGGATTGACCCCGATGAAACACCTATCTTCAGCGCACTGAAGAAGGAAACTTCAAACGGCATTTTTGTTGAGTGGCAGGTACAGGAACTTGCTTCAGCATCAGCCACTAACTTCGCAACTGAAGGTGCAGATGCGTCATTTGGCACACCTACAGCAACTGTACGTTTGGGTAACTACCACCAGATTTCAGTAAAAGCTGTTGCAGTGTCTGGCACTCTGGACGTTGTTGACAAAGCAGGCCGTGACCGTGAACTGGCTTACCAGCGCGTTCTGAAGTCTCTTGAGCTACGCCGCGATATAGAAAAAGCAATCGGTGACACAGATGTTGCTCAGTCTGGTTCTGACCCTCGTAAGTCAGCATCACTGTCAACATGGATTACAAACGGCTCACTGGGCGCTGGCGGTACATTCTCTGCTGGTACTGGTACAGGCGTTGTTGGCGCAGGTACTGACAGAAACTTGACACTTGCTCTTATCGAAGATGGGATGCAAGACGCTTGGGAAGATGGCGGCAATCCAAAGCTGTTGGTTGCATCTGCGACTAACCGCGCTAACTTCTCAGACCTGTCAGCTTCTGGCAATCTGGTCAGCAACGATGTCAACATGACAGCGGCTAAGGCAACTACATACGTTGGCTCAACCTCTGTTTTCTTGACTGACTTCGGCACACTGGATGTTGCACCGTCACGCTTCTTGGGCAATGACCGCATCTTCCTACTCGACCCAGACTTTGCGTCAATCAGCACTCTGAACGGACGTAACTTCGCAGAGAAGGAAATCGCCGCAACAGGTGACGCTGAGAAAATGCAACTCATCACTGAGTGGGCATTGAAGGTGCAAGCACCAAAGGCGCACAGCATGATTCTTGACCTAACAGGTCTATAAGAATTGAAAACATAGAGAGGGGCGGCAACGCCCTTCTCATCCTTTCAGGGGGATTTTATGAAAAGATTATTAAAGCACGACCCGATTACTGGCACTGACGTTTTTATGCACCAGAACAGTGATGGCTCTACGCACATCGAGCAGAAGCAGAACTTTGAGAATCTGATAAAGCTCAACAAGCACATGGCTGACGATTGGCGCTATGGGCAAATGACAGGTACACAGAAGCACATGGCTCATGTGGCGGAAATACCAAATGTGCTGTATACTGAGCTGGTGCAGAAGTTTGGCAGACCTGCTGAAAACCCAAAGGCTTGGAAGCAGTGGCTAAACAGTAACGAAAACAGAGTATTCAGAACAGGCGGCGGTCATTTATGAGCATTACAAGCTACGGAGATTTGCAGTTATCCATCGCCAACTTTATGGCGCGGAGTGACTTGACCACACAGATACCTGAGTTCATCCAGTTGGCTGAATCACGCATGAGCCGTGAGCTGGAGACACGCGAACAGGAAAAGCGCGTACAGGCCACGCTGACTGCGGGTGATGAGTATATATTGTTGCCAACAGATTTCCGTGAGGTGCGTGAGGTAAAGTTGAACACATCACCGATAAAGGTGCTGTCCTATTTTAGCCCTTCAGGGTTGGATAGCCAGTATTCATCGAATGGGCAGGGCAAGCCTGAGGGCTACAGCATTGTTGGTCTGGAGATGAAAATGCGTCCGATACCAGATGCGGCCTACGTCTCTGAGATTATTTACATTGGCTCACTGCCCTCACTGAGCGCCACGGTAACGCCCACGCTGTTCCTCAGAAGCCCCGACCTGTATTTGTACGGCGCACTGGCAGAGGGTTATGCGTACTTACTGGACGAGGCGAGAGCCGCGCAGTATGACCAGAAATTCACCAGAATCATGGAAGAGATTAAGGTGGACGAACAGAGAAGCCATTACGGGACAGGTTCTCTGCAAATTAAATCATCTTACTCACAACAAAATGCAGTAGCGGAGAGATAATATGTCTGCAATGAGCGATTACTTAGAGAACGAGATTCTCGACCACATTCTTGGCACTGGTGCTTATACCATGCCGACCACCGTATATGTTGGTCTATCCACTGCGTCATTTAACGATGACAACTCAGGCACAGAGCTTTCCGGCTCAGGTTATGCCCGTCAGACGATTGCCTTCAATGCGGCGGCATCTGGCACAGCCGACAATAGCGGTTCAGTTGACTTCCCAGCGGCTACAGGCTCATGGGGTACTGTTAGCCACTTCGGCTTGTTTGACGCAAGCTCGGCAGGCAACTTGCTTATTCACGGTGCTTTGACAGCTAGCAAGGTTGTGGACACTGGCGATATCCTTCGTATTGCCGCTGGCGATATGGACATTACCGCCGCATAGGGATAACGCATGGCAACCCTAGAACAGTTAGATGCTTGGGGTACGTTAGATAGTCTTGACGTTTATGGCGTTCTTGACAGTCTTGATAACCTGACCCTGCACACAGCCGCCGCAACAGCGACAGCGGCTGTAAGTGCATCTGCAAGCCTTACAGTAGATACTCTGCACTTGGCAGAGGCGTCTGTGAATGTATCTGTAACGCAAGCAACCTCTGCTGGGCGCATCAGGCCAATATCTGCGTCTGTTACGGCGGTCAATACTGTCACGGCTGTATTTGCTAGAGTTAAGCCTTTCGAGGCGTTGGTAAACATTGCCAACACAGCAACGGCAAGCGTCACAAGATTCCGCACAGTTTCCGCTAGTGTCACTGCGGCGGTAACTGGCACAATGCAGGCAAACTTCTTGCTGTCTGCGGCTGGTAGTTTTGACATTGCTGTAACGCAGTCAACAGACCCGACAATGATATTGAACGGCGACATGACTGCCTCTACAGCAATCACGCAATCAACACTAGCCAAGGTGCTTGGCGATGACTGGGCGGATGTTCCACAGGGAACAGAGACTTGGACGGACGTACCTCTGGGCATTGAGATTTGGACGCAACCAACTGTTAGCACGGATGTTTGGACACGGATATGATACCTTTCGGAGAATGGCTACCCGACCAGCCAGACCACATGAATCAGGGCTTGATTACGGCGACTAACGTGATACCTGCGGTTGGTGGCTATCGCAATGTTAAGGATGTTAGTGCGTTCAGCAACAGTGCCAGTGATACCCTGCGCGGGATTTATTCTGCAAAGGACAATGACGGCAATATCAAGCTATTTGCTGGTGATGCTACAAAGCTGTATGAGTTCAACAAAGGTACAAATAATCTTGACGATATCAGCAAGGCGGGTGGCTATGACCTAACGGGGGCAGAGCGCTGGCGCTTTGTGCAATTTGGTGATTATGTTATTGCCGCTGGCGGCGTGGGTGAGGAGCTTCAATATTGGGAGCTAGGCACATCTTCTGCTTGGGCTGACTTGTCTACGGACGCCCCAAAGGCTGATTTTATTGCAGTGGTGCGTGACTTTGTGTGGACGGCTAATATTGACGATGGCTCTGGCAGGGACACTGACCGCGTTAGATGGTCTGGCTTTAGCGATGCGACAAGCTGGGTTGCTGGCACTGACCAGTCAGACTTTCAGGACTTGCCGGATGCTGGCGCAATTACTGGCCTAGTTGGCGGTGAGTACGCGACTGTTCTGTGCGAGAGAGCTATATTCCGCGCCACATATACTGGCCTTCCTCTGGTGTTCCAATTTGACAAGGTTGAGAGTGTTCGCGGTTGTCGCTTGGCTGGGTCTGTGTGCAATTATGGACACATGGTATTTTATTTGGCTGACAACGGCTTTCATATGTTTGACGGGCAGAGAGCCACGCCTATCGGCAATGAAAAGGTGGACAAGTTCTTTGAGGATGATTTCAAAAGCGCTTACAAGAACAATATGTCTGCGGCGGTTGACCCCCTGAACCAGACGGCTGTTTGGTCATACCCATCTCAGTCTAGTTTAACTGGTCAGCCAGATACCCTGTTGATTTACAACTACAGTCTGAACCGCTGGTCACTTGCAAAGGTTTCGGTGGACTACATTGCGCCCTTCTTTACGTCTGGATATACGGTTGACGATTTGGACAACTTGTCGGCTACTATTGACGGGCTGACTATTCAGCTTGATAGCCCGACATTGCGAGGCGGTGAGTTCTTCTTTGGCGGCGCAGTTGGTGATAAGCTGGGTTCATTTACGGGCAATTCCTTAGTGCCGGAGATT